AGCCGCGTTCTTTTCCGTCACGTCCATAGGTTGAGCCTCTCTTAAGTGACTGTCTTGCACCAACACATCGCGCCCCGCGCGGCCCTGCTCCACCAGCGCAACATGGTTGGCGGTAATGTCACGCATAACGAAGTCATAGTCTTCGCCGTCCGGCGTCTTGCCGGGGGTGAAGTCAGGGGTATATCTGTACGAAAGAGACAACTCACGCATCGACCCATCGACGATGCGCTTGATTGCATCCTCAACAGTGAAGTGCAGCGAGTTGTCTAGGTATGGCGCTCTAAATGCGCCGTCTGTCCCAGTAGAGCCGACGCGCGTTTTGATCTGCGGCGCGTCTGCGTAGTCTGGATGATGGTTGAGCTGAATCGGGATGCCGTTCGTGCTCTCGATCGTCTCGGGCTTGCTAAGCTCCTCTGGCGGGCAGTATCCGTGATAGATCTTCTGCGGATCGAGCCTCAGACGCTCCCAGTCAGGCACCTCATGCCCGTAGTACGGTCGCACCTGCGCTTTGGTCAAGTGCGAGACAGCGACGTGGAGATTCCCGTTCTTGTCATATCTCCTCACGCTCTCGGCATCTAGGGCAAGTAAATAGCGGTCGTTGTTCATTTCAAAATGTCCGATATATCTAGACGGAAAATGCATCGGCAAAACGGCAACAACCCGGGCGTTACGTTCTGGCCTACAGCCGGGTCGTAAAGCCCCTCAGAAAGGTCGAAGCGTTTGCCGTCCATTGCGACATGCGTCTCGCGTGATGAATACCGCCCCGGGACGTGAACCCATACCGCGTGCGTGATGCCCAATGCCTCGGCGTTGCCGCGTTGGATGCCCTGACTGACTTTGATCGACTGATCAAGCGCAACTCGCTTGGAACGGGCCTCCGTGAAGCCCCTAGAGGCTTTCAGCACGCTTTCGATCTCTCCCAGACTCTGCCCCTCGTAGAGGCCGCGTGTAATCGTCTCTCGCACTCTGGCGAGGTCATCCGCCTGCATTTTGGTGATGAGCCCCGTCATGCCGTCCACAAGCCCCGGCAACGCTTTTGCTGTGCTCGGCGCCATGTATCGATTCTTGACGATAGGGATCGTCCACTTTTCTTTGAGCAGAGTAGGAGTGATGCCCGCGCGTATCAGCGCACGCCGCTGGCTCGCTGTCACGTTTTGCGCCATTGCGCGGACAAACCATCCCGAGACGAGCTTTGCGCTTTCTCCCGCGTGAATCATCCACCGCGCCATTTTCTCGGCGAGACTCAGGTCAAGCTTTCGGGCGGCATCGGCGGGATTAGACGCTTTGAAAGCGCGTATCGCCTCATCTATGATCTTTTTCTCTTTGCGTCCCCACAGTGCGGCGTCCTGTGCAACCGTCTCGACAGGCTGCGTGAAGCAGCCCGAATCAATCAGGTTGCGCAGGAGTTCGGCCGTTGCCTCGCGCGTCTGTTTCTCAATGAGAGCGATCAGCCGCTTTTGCAAGGCCGCCTTGAGCCCGGCATTCGGCTCGATCGCGGGGATCGTCTTGATGCGTTTAGCCATTCAAGCCACCTAGGGACTGAAGCAGTTGCCGCGATTCGTCGGGCGGGTTCGATGCTGGAGCAGGCTCTGCCACTGCGGTCGTAGCCTGCTGAAGCGCGCCAAGCAAGCCCTCGATATCCTCAGGCTCCCCTTCAGGCACCTCGTCACTCAAAAAGCCCAAGTGCATCGCCGGCTCTTTCTTGACCGCTTCACGCATTTCCTCTGCGCTGATTGCCTGAACTTGTGCAAGCGTTGCAAGAGCGCCTGCGCGCGTCTGAGCGGTCATGGCCGCGCTGGCTTCATCTTCCTTGCTCAATTCGTTGAAGTCGAAGGAGATATTCGGATTGATGCTCCCCATTTCGACTAGTTCAATTGCCTCTAAGCAAGTGTTGATTGCTTCGCGACGCAGCTCTTGCTTGGAACGAATGTGATCGTAGTAGTTACGAATGTCGCTTTCACCCGTTGCGTTGAAGCCGCTAGGACTGATGCCCAAGAGCTTCACGGCAGGCGTGCGGTTGATCGACGCAATCATCTCGAGCGACTGGCGCACGACGTCCGTACAGCCCGCGATTGACGTTTGCACGTTCATCACGCTTTCGCCTTCCTTGTCGCAGACGAACACGGCGTTGTTATCGCGATAGCGCTGAAGCGCCTTCATGCGGATGTCGAACAACTGCACCCCGTTAGGCGAATTGAAGATGTCATCCGTGCTCGTTTGGAAAACGAGAAGCGACACCTTGCGCACCAAGTCGGCCGTATAGACCCGGCACTGATTCCAGTGCATCACGTAGTCCCAGAGGATCTGAGCCTGCGGAATGCCGAGGAAGTTGTATGCCGGTCGCAGAAGCGTCGGCGGCGGATTGTCAAAAAGCCTAAGCAAGCGCGACTCATGCACCTTCGTTCCCAGCACCCAGAAGTAGCGGGGCTTGAGGTAGTCGGGCTTGAGCGGGTCGATGGCGTTGTAGTCGCCCGGCGATACGTTCACAGGATCGACCACGACAAACCGGAGCTTCGTACCCGGCTGTAGCTCTGCGCTTTCGTTTGAGTAGCGCAGGGGCAACTCGGGATTTTCCGTGCCGGTGTCGACGTAGATAAAAGCTCCGCCCATGTATCCGGTTAGTGTTGCGGCCTCATGAAAGAGCGTGCGTAGGTGGTACTTCTTCTCTTGAAGTGTCTGAATCTCCTCAACAGCCTCCGCGTCATCGCCCGTGATCGTAATCCACTCGCGGGTAATATCATCCGCAACGGTCTGCACGCAGGCACGGATCATGCCGTTCTGCGCGATCTGCTGAAGTGCGCCGTAACCTACGAAAGAGGTCACTGGATACTGCCCGAGCTCGTAGCCGTGCTGTTGAAGGCTGCGATGAATTGCGCCATAAAAGCCCGCGTCAGAAAGTGCTTCATCTTGCGCTAGGCGCTCTTTTTCAGACACCCCGAGAGTCACCGGAGGGGCGAAACGCTCCCTCACCTTCTCGACCGTCTCGAAGAGCTGAGTGGCTTGCGGCGGCGTGCGTAGCGTGCGGTCGATCTCCTCAAGCGCGGCGATGCGCTTTGCCTGCGCGAGGAGATTGCCGTTAGGCGCTTGGGCTTTCGCCGTCTTTCTTTTCTTCTTGCTCACAATGCTTAATCTCCACTTTGCGCCATTCGCTCAGGAATCGGCGGAAAACGCGGCGCCTTGCGGCCTGCCACCGCACATGCCCGACCAAGTCGACAACGGCCTCAACTGCCTTTGCAATTGCGAATATGGCCACCGACGCGCCTATGACATACAAGATGATCAAAGCGCCCCAAGCGCGTAACGTCAGTTCAGGTTGCATGAGTTGTGCCTACCGTCCCAGTAAGTAAGCTAGATTTGTCGGATCGATATGCAAGCCGCTGTGCTTATTTAGATCCGTCAATGCCTGGCTCATCGCGTCGATGGTGTCATCGTGAGCACCTGATGGAAATGCGAGGAGCTCAGGCACCAGATCGCGCTCGACCCACGGGAACCGCTCAGGTGGAGGCAAGTACACGTTCCTAGCCTCCCATAATGGCGTTACGGCCGACGCGCGCGCCTCCTTGCTTTCTTTTGGCGTGATCGGGATGATGCCCGACACTTTTTTCTTGAGCGTCGCGATGATCGCCGACCCGTTCGCTTTGTCTTCAACGAGCTTGCGAGTCACGCGCGGGTACTTGTTTGCCGCCGAGACGAACTGCTCGAGCGTCTTAACGAAGTCCCATTGACCGCGGAATTGGTCGATGAGATAGAAAGAGCTGCCCTTTCTGCCCCAAACCTGCCCGACAACGAAGTCGGACGCTTTCGAGTCTTTGAAAGTCATGTCCCACGAGATCACACTCGCATCGAAGCGCTCGGGCAAAGTGTCCCAGTACTGCACCCAGTCACTCTTGAAAAGCCCGCCGCCTCGAGGTACCGGCCGTTGTTGGAACTGACCAGCCGTAGCGTAGCCGCCCATGGTCTTTTCCATCTCGGTCACCTGCGCCTCGGAGAAGCGCTCGGGGAAGAGCAGCTCGCCCTCTTTCTTGCGCGGGTCGGCAAAGCCGATGCAAGTCTTGCACCTGCGGCTTTCCTCAAAGCGCATCGGCAACATCAGGTGTTCGTACCCGAGTTCGCGGGCTAGGATGACGCCCGAGGTGTCGCGTTCATGCAAGCGCTGCATGATCACGATGATCGCGCTGTCTGAGTTGTTCACACGGGACGGGACGGCTTCTAGGAAGGTCGTCTCGACCGAGTGCAGCGCGGCCTCGGAAAACGCATCAGCGACGCTCAAAGGGTCGTCGATGATGATGCGGTCGCCTCGGCTACCCGTCAAGCTTCGGAAGGCCATGGACTCGCGAAAGCCCGTAGCGGTGTTCTCGAACTTCGTCTTCGCGTTCTGGTCGCCACACAGCTCAACGCCCCATCGCCCCTGATACCAGTCCGAGGAGATCAGGCGGCGGCACTTGAGGTTGTCTCGGATAGCGAGGTCTTCCTTATGCGCCGTCGTCAGATAGCGCATTGAAGGCTGTCCGCCTGCGCCCCATTCCCATGCGGGGAAGAAAACGCCCGTAAGGAGCGACTTCATCATGCCCGGCGGAACATTCATCAAAAGGCGCTTGATCTGACCGTTGTGCACGGCCTCGAGGTGCTCGCACATCGCGTCGAGCGCCCAGCCCCACTTGATCGGAGTTGCAGGCTCGAGCACGTGCCACGCCATCTTGCAGAACTCGGACAGGCTGCGCCGCGCAATCTCCTGATCAAGTTCGATCAGTGTCGGGAGTCTCGTCATACAACAACTCTCTTGCGGCCTTGAGCTTTTCCATGTCGATCGTGGAAAGATCAGGCGTGTCGCTCTGAATCTTCACGGTCTTGCGATCGCCGAAGCGGGAATCGTCACGCCAAGATACTTGTCGTGCCTTCTCCTGCATCAACACGCGGTACGCCTCAATCGCGCCTCGCGGGAAGTCCTCCCCGTTGAGCAGGCGCGTTGTCAGCTCGTTGTTCAGGTTCTCCTGAAGCTCCAGTAGCTCGTCGTTGAACTTCTCGGCACTCGCTTCGCGCGCGCGCGCGGACTGCAGGCAAAAGTCAGAATTTGTGTCTTTCCACCTAAGCAAAGTCTTGGCATCTGGCATGCCCGGCATCTTGCAAATTTGACGCTCAGACTTACCTTCTCGGATCAAGTCGCAGATCTTCTCTGCCAGTTCAGGCGTGTAGATCGAAGGTCGCCCCATCTTGGAGGCGTTCGGTTTTGATGCCATAGCACCTCCTTTCGAGAGTTAGAACGGCCAGTGTTCGACGATGCTTTCGAGGCATCTCGTCGAATAGTCCAATGCCGAAAAAGCGATGGTCAAGATCGCGCAAACCACGATCGACAATCGCAGAAACCGCCAGTCGCCTGGCACTTGCTTCAAGGGGTCGGTAAGCATTTTGAAAACCTTGGTCATCGCGAAATACGCGCCGATACCTGTTAAAATATCTTTCATCAATTCACCAAGTTCTGGTTGGTGGAAAAGAAGAAAGCCGCGAGTGTTGGTAGCACTTGCGGCTTTCGTTTTATTGAGCCTGCTGAACGGGCTTTCCGTCAGAGCCGACGGGGACGTAAACGACCTGCGGTTGCTGAGGAGCCTGTGCGGGCTGTTTCGGTTCGTCGTCCTTCG